TTATTTTATTGAAAGTTCATTACCTTGTTTTATAATCTTTTTCACTTGCTTAATGGTTGGGTTCGTGTGGTTTCTAACAGTACGTTCGTTTAACAGATAACGGCTTGCAACTTCTGATAGTGTCAAGCGTTCCATGTATCTAAGTCTGATTAACTCTAGGTCATCATCACTCAATGAATCAAACAGCTCTGTCATTGCGTTTAATATAAAGCGTTGTGGTGTGAGTTGGTCTGTGTTGTCTATCCTATCAGTCCATGACTTCATAACGCCTGTAAGATATAATCTGATATTAAACTCTAGTTCATTCATAATATAATCCTCCAACCAAAAAAGCACCCCCACAATTAGAGATACTTTCCTGAACTTATTATACCACTGCCCATCTCTGGGACTTATGATAGTTCTATTATATCATGCTTTAGATATAATTTCCTTAGCTTTCTTCATGACCTTGCCTGTCTTAGCTGTTATCTGATAAGCTGGCAATCCTGTACGCTTTGTAGTCTCTGCGATACTTAATAACTCAACGTATCTCAAACATAATAGAGCTATGCTATCAGTATCGACTGTATCAAATATATCATCAAGATCCTCCAATAATTTAAGAAGTCTTGGTAAGTTACCTGCTTCAGCTTTTGTCTTTTCAATGTAAGATTTTCTGCTTTGAGCGCTTAGGTATAACGTTCCTCTAAGATACCACCTTATAACATCTTGAGGTCTCCCCCAATAATATCTAACCATCTATTTTTATATCCTTTCGTGCTATATTATAAATTCCTAGCGAGTAGGTGTTTTCGCGGTAACAGAGTAACAGACACCTATAAACGGCTTAGCCATAGGGTTAAAGCTGTCACTTCTAACAGTAACGTGTTACCGATTTTCAGTAACACTTTTATTTTTTCTGACATTAACAATAAATACCTAGCCAATAAAGACTAGGTTTTTTTATTATAATCTAATCACTCAATCCGTCAAGATAAGCTCTTACTTTTTCTTTATACTTTCGTGTACGCTCGTCTTCAAATTGTTTGATAGAACGAGTAACATTAATAGAAGTATCATCATAAGCTGGTCTACTTACAACACTTATTTCACTCAACGTTTGAAGTTGATTAATAATTCTTATTGGACTATCCGTCCCTTGTTGCCATGAATCGCCACCGTCTGCCACGACAAAGCCGAAACTCATACCTTTAAGGTTCCCAGCCTTAATATTGTTATAAACGTCATGGCCAACTGTTGTATCTGGCATATCCAAAACAAAATGCAAGCCGACTTTATCAATGCTTAACTTTAAAGTTCCTGCATCAACTCTGCCTAGCACATTTGCGTAATCATGGTTATATAAAGCTAATAAATCGCTTAAATCGACATTATCAAGTGCCGTCGGAGCGATATATTCAATAAAAGGTGCATTAGGCACACTTGGCTTATTAAATACAATGGCATACCCTGCAATTTGTCCAATAAACCCTGCTTTTTTATTTGCGTCTCTGATTTCTAGTTTGCTATCAATTCCAAAATTAATTTCTGTTTTTTTAGTCATTTAATCCCCTAATCTAAATCAGTCAGGATTTTTTCAGATTTTAGAAATGTCATCAGTTCTTTTTCATATTGACCTGCCATTGCTCTAACAATTCCAAAGAAAAAGTTATTTTTGTGACTTCTGTTTTTTTGACCGATTAAATTATCTAATGCGCTTCTAGAAAAAACATTTGATTTTTCTAGTAAGTAATTCCCTGATTCCTGAAGGCGATAACGTTGGTCATCAACTTCATTGTTATATTCCTTTAGTTTTTTCTTAGTATCTTTAGACACGGTACTTTTTAATAAATCTAGCTCAATGTCACTTAAATTATCTGCTTGGCTTAATGCTTCTCTAAGAGTATCATCAACTTCTTGAGAACTCCAGAAAACATCAAGCTCTTTCTGTTCCTCTGCCCGCCGTTTTTCTAATGTTTCTAGTAATTGCTTAGCATTATTCAATTCAGATAAGGCTTTGAGTGATTCATCAATATCCTCATGTTGAGAAAGGTTTTCCATTTTTTCAATTTTGTTTTTTAATTCAGAAATTAATTGATTCGTTTTATCCACTTTTTGAGTGATTAGTTTAGCTTGTTTTTCGAGTTTGTTTTTTGCTTCTTCAATATATTTTACTTGCATGTTATTTCTCCATTTTTCGTTATTTATTATTTGTCGCCATTCCAAAGAACGCCCAACTTATCGCCTAATGTCGCGATTGCTTGATAAGTTTCTTGGTCTGATTTAAGTTGGTTATCAAAGTATTCTTTTAATGAGAGAAGATTTTCAACTGCTTTATTTCTCTCATTTTCGGCGACTGGGATTTCTAAGTTTTTTGTTTCCTTTTCCATTTTATTTTCTCCAATTTTTTATGTTAAGTTTTACTAGGTTCTGTCAGTAAATTCAATTTGTCGGACAGCGTACTTTTTTCATGTTTTTATTTCCTCTGATAAATTCCTAGCGAGTAGGTGTTTTCGCGGTAACAGAGTAACAGACACCTATAAACTGCTTAACCATGCAGTTAAAGCTGTTACTTCTAACAGTAACGTGTTACCGATTTTCAGTAACACTTTTATTTTTTCTTGCGGGAATAACCTTTAGTAACTTTTTTATGTTTCTCATCGTCCCAATAAAACAACCGTCTAAACAATTCCATTTCATTGGCTCGATGTAAATCGACAGCTCTATTAAAGCCTGCACTATTTGGTCTTTGCACGGTCTTTTTCCATTGGTCTTTGACATAATCAGGTAGTTTATTCTCAAACTCTCGCTTAGTAAAGGGCTTTACTCCCTCATCTTCACACCACGCTCGATATAAAGCACTTAGAAAAGCAGTCGGTAGAAAATCACTGACGAACTCCTCAAACATATCATTCACAAACGCCAGTACATTGTCATTAGAGATTTTAAAATCATCTAATAGTCCTTGTGTGGCTTTTGGTTCATCAAACTTATCAAAGTTAAGCGATAACGCAATTTTAAGGACATACTCTAAAACGTCTTTGCGTTTAATATAATCATCTTTGATTTTCCAGTTGTCATTATCTGCGGTAAAAGACTTTTCAAAAGGCACGATAAGCAAACGCCTATAAGTTCCGTTTGACTTGTTTCTAAACTTCGGTAAGAAGTTAGTGGACTGAATGACTAATTTATTAAAGACGGCTAGTGTCGGTTGCTTTCCTTTCGCTTCAATCGGTACTGGGTCGCCAGTAACCACGCTGAAATAGTTCCCTGCATTGTCTAAGTAGCTGACTTGGCTGTCATCTCCAATAATGCAAGTCTTCCCAACGACTTGAGAAAGGGCGAACCGTTCCGAAAACTGTTCAGCTTTGACACTTGCGACGTTCTCACGTCCGATAAGGTTCATGATTAAGCTCTGAAATGTTCCTTTGCCGTCATTTCCTTTACCGACGAGCCACACACCTTTACGATAGGAGTAATTGCCGTTAGTGCTTGCAGAAATAATCTGCCATAAGAGACTGACAAGCTCTTTATCTCCGCTCATTAAATCAAGTAGCCAGTCGTCCACATTCCAGCCGTTGATATTGGGTACTTTTGCCTTTGCGTTGTACTTGGTCGCAATGGTTGAGGTAAAAACGTACTTAGGACTAAATGGCTCTAATTGTTGTGTGTTTTTATTGAAAATACCGTTCGCCACTGGGATAAGATGAGCCTCTGCGGTTTGTTGCTTAACCTCTGCTAAGGTTTCAAGTTTAAAGAGAACTTCTTTAGAACGTGCTTGACTATAAGACGGCTCTAGCCAGTAAATAAGCCGATGAAAGAAATTTTCGTTTGTTTCATATATCCCTAGTTCAGGATTATAAACGCCTAACAGTCCGCTTTGGTGGTCTAGTTTGATGACTTTGAGCGTTTTATAGATGATTCTAGCCGTATCTAAGGGACTTAG